TATTACCAGAGGTAGTTCACGAGAACGAAGATGGAATACATTCTGTAGCATACGGCAACATTACCGCTTTGTTAGTAGAAGCTGTAAAGGAGCAGCAAGATATTATATCTCAGCTAGAAGAGCGCATCGTTAAATTAGAGAATAAATAATATGGCGTTACAGAGTAGTGGACAGATAAGTTTCTCTGAAATAGCAACTGAGTTAAACCAAGATCCTAGCGGTGAACTTAGCATTACTACTGCCGTAGAAGGTGGGTATGAAGCTATTAATACTGCAAGCGCAAGTTTTCCTGATGATGCAGCACCCCATGCCATAAGCGAATGGTACAGTTATGACCACGATGCAAGCTCTTATACAAACAGTAGATACTATCAAAACGATGGTACGGGTGATTACATAGACTGCACAACCTCAACAGCACCATTCAGTATAAATAGTACACAAGACTTATCGTTCTCATTTTGGGTAAGGCACACTGGGAGTAAGCAAAATCAACTTATAATTAATTTTGGTAACACCAATGCGAATGGTAATAATAGAATTATGATATCCTATAGTGCAAACCTAAATAGGATTATATGCCGTGTAAGAACTAACAGCGTAAACTTTGATAGACAGTTTGCATTGCATGACAACTCAGGTGTTACAGGGATATCAAGCAGTAGCACTGGGTGGGCAAGTACCTCAAGAGGTAATGTAAATAGTCAGAACTTTTGTATGCTTACAGTAACTTATGATGCTTCTCAATCAACGGGTGCTGGTGCGTTTAAATTGTATTGGAACGCAAGTGAATGTACCACAACGGCTAATTCAAATAACGGCACAAGGACTGCCATAGATGCGACAAAAGGTAGAATTGGAGAAAACCTTCAAGCGACAAATTCAGCTGGTAACTGTACATTAGACTACGATGAAATTAAGATATACAACAAGGTGTTGTCCTCAAGCGAAGTAACAACCTTGTACAATAGCGGAACGATTGCAGACTCTTCGCAGACCGTATCAAGCGGTTTGATTACTGAGTGGACATTTGACAACAACAATGCAAATGACAGCAACAGCAAGTACACTAATACAATAGTTAACGGAACAATAACTGCATACTAATGGCTTACGAGATTTCACCATACGATGAAGAGGCAACTGTGTTTGAAGTGCTACACGATGGTATCCCAGAGTTTTATGGGACAGTAGAAGAATGTGAACAATATATAGAAGAAAATGGCAAAAATTAAATTATCTGCATATATAAAAAAGGCATCTAAGAAAAGACCTGGTGTCCATGCCAAGAGCAAGACATCTAAAACAAAAGGCTCTAAAAACTACAAAAAACTTTACAGGGGTCAAGGTTAATCGTTATATTTGTTGTATAACTAGTTAATTTTTATTATGGCAAAAGCTAAAAAAATCACAAAAAAAGAACACGAAAAAATGCAGTCAACCGTGCAACTTGTTCGTGAATTAGAAAAAATTATTATTGATGCTACTGTAGCAAAAGACAGAGCGTCATTTGAACTTAACCAAGCACGAGAAACTTGGACAAAATTAAGCGATGATCTTGAGAAGAAATACGGGTCTGTAGAGGTTGATATACAGACTGGTGAAATCAGAGAATCAGCTTAATTTATGTAAATTATATAAACAAGCAATGAAGAGGTTAATTAACAATACTGTAAACACGATATCTTTCGTTAATAGCATTGATTATGTTATTAATGACTTTAGTGTTATTTTAACTAAAGTAGTCGGGGATGAAGTATTGCAGATAGATAACCTCATAGTCCAAGGAGGATTTTCTGCTTGTAGAGACTTTATCAAAATAAACATTGATTTATTGTCCTTTAACTTAGAGGGTGGGGAATATTACCTCACCCTCGTTAATGGAAATACAAAAACACAGTATTCTTGTATAGTAGAAACATATCAAGATTCTAACGGCAGCACAAGTGTTGATCAGGTTTATGGCGATACAGTAAAGTTCTCAGCTTATTAATATTGTAGATTATAGTAATGGGATTATTAGATAACATAACAGAATTTTTTTCATCTGTAACCAACGTTCAAGCCACAGAATCTACTGTATCTACTAATGAGCTTGAAAACTCAATTGTAGACCTAAATGGTCGTTACAAATTGGGGCATACACTAGAGGGGAACTACATCAAGTTTGGTGTAAATGATGACTTCCCAGTGATTTTAGAGAAGATGCTAAGACAATCTCCAGTGCATTCTGGCATCTTGACAAAGAAAGCAAAGATGATTGCTGGTAAAGATATCAGCTTTAACACAGATTTCTTGAATACAAAGAAGGCACAGCAAGAGCTTCGTGTCTTCCTAAACAATTGTGCTGGTGCCAATAAGGGAATGTACGATGTAATCCTACACGCTGCATTTCAATACGAATCAAAAGGTGCTGCTGCGTTCCACATCCGCTGGAACAGAGGCAAAACAAAGATTCTAGAGCTAAAGTCTCTAGATGTTAAGGGCGTTAGAGCTGCCGAGCCTAACGAAAAGGGGGATGTAACTCACTACATTATCCGTAGATCATTCGGATATGGTGCAAACTCTGTACAACACAATGAGCCTAGAAAAGTAAAGGCATTTGACAAGTTTGACAAAAGCGGTACAGAAGCTGTACTTTACATACCCAACCCATATAGTGGCAATCCATACTATGGTGTGCCTAATTACATTTCTGCATTTCACTATATAGAGTCAGACTTTGCCTTTGGTAAGCACATTAAAAACTCTGCTGAGAATGGATTCTCGCCAAAGGTTCTTGCTACATTCATTGGTAGGAATATGTCTAATGAACAAAAAGCAGCTGAATACAAAAACTTTAAGCAATCTTTTATTGGCCCTGAAGCGGATAACTTCGTAGTGTCTTGGGTTAAAAAAGAAGAGGATGCACCTAAGTTTACTCCGTTAGATATCGCTAACTTAGATAAAACCGTAGATGTCCTCTCACGCCTAAACGATGCTAAAATTCTTACTGCTCATAATATTACTAGCCCTACTCTATTTGGTGTTATGGTTTCGGGTAAGCTTGGCGGAACGGGGAATGAGCTTGTTACCGCATACCAAATTTTTAGAGCTACTGAAACTCTACCTAACAGGGAGATTATCCTAGGCGGTATAAACAGAATCTTGTCTACTGTAAAGTACGACCAAATGGAACTCGGCATTGTTGAAGAAGAGATTAACCTTGAAAGCATCAAGGGTGCTAACACAGAAGATATAGCAAATGGTTAAGGTAATTTTTATAGATGACAACTACTTGTATCAGAACTTTCCTCTGCCGAAGAGATTGGATCGTGCTGCCTTGTTGTCTCTTATTCAACTAGAACAATACACCTCTATTCAAGACCTATTAGGTACTTGCCTTTACGAACACATTGAGGATGGTGTAGACCAACAGACATTAACAGCTGATGAAATTACGCTGTTTAAACTTATAAAGTACACGCTTGCTATGTACTCTGCAAAGGCTGCAATTACCTTGCTAAGAACGCAAGCGGCTAATACGAAGAACGAAGAAAAAGTTCGTGACCAATATGTTATTGATGCGCTTGCTACACAGATTGACAGCAAGGTGGGATACATCAATAGGAGAATTGCTGATTTCGTAACAAACACATCCGCTATAAAAGCCATCGCTACAGCAGATGGATGTACTGGAGATTTGTTTAATGAGTCAGAGGTTTACAACAGTTCTATATACTATCCTTCTACCGAATTAGTAGATAATAAAGATTGCGAAGAATTATGATGCTAACTAAAAACCTTTCGCTTGCAGAAGTAGTTAAGTCTGCAACTGCTATTAAGTTTGGATTAAAGAATGAACCAAACGAAAAGCAATTAGCAAATCTTGTAACTATTGCAGAAAATGTATTTCAACCGTTGAGAAAACACTTTGGTGTTCCTATTATGGTGACTAGTGGATTTCGTGGACAAGCTCTTAATGATATTATTCACGGAAGTCCTACGTCACAACATTGCAAGGGTCAAGCTTTAGACCTAGATGCACACTACTTTGGAAAGATTACTAACGCAGAAATCTTTCACTACATCAAAGATTTTTTAAATTATGATCAATTGATTTGGGAGTTTGGTAATGACGAGGAACCAGCTTGGATTCACGTTAGCTATGTTTCTGAAGAAGAAAACCGTAAAGAGGCTCTTGTAGCATACAAGGGGCATAACCGTATTACAAAATACAAACCATTCTAATAGTTTAGAAAATGCAAAATAAAAAACTAGTAAATATTACCAATTCTGTTGTTGGAGAGCAAGGTGTGTACTCTATTGAGTTTCATGAGGACAACCACACGACTCATATAAAAAGAGCAAATGGAGATATGAGCGAAACGCTATTTTCTCTAGGTTCCGGAGGGGGAGGTAGTACAGACTATATTAGCAATGTTCAGTTAAGTGGGAACTCTTTAGACTTTACAGCTACTGGAAATGCTTTTTCCGGATCGATAAACCTATCTTCTTTGCATGAGGAAGACAATATTGTTGCTTATCAAGGAGGCACTATTAATACAGATACTGCAAGTTCATATAGTTTGCGAAATGGTGCTGAGAAAATAGTCTTGGCTAGAACTGTTGCTAGTGATACAGACTTTATTTTTAGAGGAAGTACTGCTGTTTTAGGTACTACAAGTTATGGTATCATCACAGTTTATGTAACTATTAGCTGTAGCGGTACTGGTGGCCTTAGAGTTCAATATGAAGACTTGAACGGTAACAACGTAAACGTTGCTGGTGGTACACATCAATTAACAGGAAATCTTGCAATTACATTTTCATACTTTGGTGATACTGGATTGCAACTTCTCGCAGCAACTGAAGCCTAATGAACCATTCTGATTTGAAAGTATTGTTGTTAAATGCTACCACACTTGGTATAAGCATAACGCAAGTAGAGATTGCATTAAAAGTTGTGTTGCTTGTTGTTTCCATAGGATACACTTTGCAACGATGGTACTACATGAACAAAAAGAATGGTGATGAGCCAGGAGAATAAATCTATATTGAAAGAGAATTGGTCGATGATTATATGGCTACTTGCTGCCGTGTTTGCAGCTGGTGGTATTTACGCTGAGTTTTCATCCCTTAAAAACGAACTGACTACTGTACACGAAAGGCTAGATAAAAAGATAATTATGCTAGATGAAATAGAAAACAGAGTCTATGTTCTAGAGAAAAGAATGGAATACGAAAGAGGATATAAAGACGCAGAAAAAGAAAAGAGGGACTAAGCCCCTCTTTTTTCTTTGCACACATTTGTGCAGTTGCATTCGATTGGTGCGTACTCACACCATCTTATTTTATTTTGGTTCTTTTGTCCACGGTTCTTACTGCGAAGTATCCTCCGATCACCGTGATGCTTACCACTTCCCATAAACCTATCCACTTTTCATCTACATTACTAATACCAAATCCTTCAAAGAAAGTCATTAGTATTAGGAATACCATTACGGTAGCAAGTGTCAAAGGTCGCACATTCTTGGATAGCCAAGAGTCAGAGGACATATCAGATTTCCAACGAGCAGAGATTTCGTTCTCTATGCTCTGTCTAATCTCTTCCTTTTCTTCTGGTGTTGCAACAAATCTGTCTACTACATTAGCGACTGCATTGACAGTTTCCGTTACACCAGCATTCATTAATTTCTTCAATGGGTTCTTCATTATCCACTACAGCTTTCACATTCTGGATTATCAATGGAGCATTGAGCGTTATCGTTCTTTTCCGAGCTTTCCAATTGGTCGATAAAATCCTGGAAGTCATTTTCAAATCCGAAGTCTGTGTCGTTCATAAATCATTTAGTTTTTTTGGCTTCTGCATTCCATGCGCTATAACAAACCCCTAATCTCTGTGAAGAGTCTGGGTACTCTATTTGTAGTTTATCATCTTGCATACATCTTGATAGAAATTGTTGTCTATTCTCCTGGGGGTTTGGAGTTGGAATTGGCATCGTCCTCTTGGTTTTTAGAATTAGTAAATACAGGCTCGTCCCAATACAAGAAGAGCCACTCGCTTTTATAATTTACATTTTTCATTGAACCAATTTTCTATATGTGAGTTCTGCAATTAGAGCCGTATAAATGGCAAATAAGACGTTCATTTCTAAATAATAATAAACCACACCACTCACCCAAAAAGATAAGCAGAGAACGCAGTTAAATGGCTTATAAGGCGCAATACGTTCTATGAACCAGCCGTAAGGTTCAAATACAAAAAGGTAAGAGAATAAAAATCCCAAACCACTTACCAAAAACCAGTCATTATATATCTGTATCATAATTTTCTACTTGTATAATCATCACGGATATAGCGAATAAGTTTTCTTTTCACTTCTCCATTTTCTATTACTATCATATGCCCTTTGATTTTTTGACCATAGACATCTCGCCATTTCAAAGATATAATTTTATTTGTCATGGTTGAGTAAATCATCGAAATAATTAAGTTCGCTGCGGATCGGTCTGGCTTGTAGTAGTGTAGAAACTTTTCGCATACACGCATAACAGCTTCATCAACCAAGGATTGCTGTAGCTCCTTGTTGCCATTTGTTACAAAAGCAAATCCCGAAATCTCTTTTGCTCGGTCAAGAATAAACTTGCCGAGGTCTTGGGTAATATAACCTTGTATTTTAGATTCTTTTGCTTCTTGCTCAATTATCTTTTTGTCGTACTTCGTTTTCAATATGGTCTACGATTCTCACGATATCAAAGAGGTAGTCTGAAAGTTCTTCGGACTTAATGTTGAGTTCATAACCCAAACGAACAAGTGTGACTTTTTCATCATTGAGTATTAGTTCTCTAATGTGTTCATATAAAGATATAAGGAAGTCTGCTTCTGCTGAAGTGATTTCATTATATGTTTCATCAAGTGGCATACGGTCTTATTGATAGAGCCTTGTCTGGATCGAGTTCGGCAATCTTATCAATGAGTTCGTTCTCCTTCTTGTAAGCCGACTGTATCTCTTCCAGAGTAGAGTCTGTTCCTAAATTGGTAAACAGAGTGGCCATCTCCCTTAATAGATTGTCAATCTGTTCTCTTTTTAATTTACAAGTGTGGTAGTTACTATTATTCATCTTGCTCATATATTAAGTTTTTACAATATACTTTACATATATAGGTGTTCTTGTCAAGAGTTTCGTCATATCTTATCGAAACACTCTTGTAATACTTCGGGTTATCATCTGGTATAACACCTTCAGAAACAAGGGTATCAGCAAGAAACTTTGATACAAGAATCCCATTATCAATATCAAGACGGCTATTATACGAAATGGTAATGTAGATTTCTTCGCAAGTGAATCTATCATATTCTTCCAACGCCTTGAGACACTCTTTTTTATATTCATCTTTATATTTTTTTCTTATAGCCCAATGACCCCCAGCGTAAATTTTGTTCAGGCTAGGGGGCTTTGGTAGTGTAAGCTCTATCTTGGTAAACCAATCCTTATCTACTTGGTAGGGGGAGCTATCCATCTGCATAGGTTTTTAGGCACACGATAAAAAGCATCAAGGCCCTGTCTATGTCCTGTGTTTATTCTACGAACTTCTCTAAATTCTTCCTTGAATATTTCAGAAGAGTGAGCTATACACATTGCTTGTGTTTCTGCACAAACTAGCACATAATAAAAACCCTTGCCCTCCCACTTTTTCTTTCTACCTAAGAAAGATACTGTGTCGAAAGGAAAGGATTCCTCGTCAGTCCAGGGGTAGTTCCCCTTTACCTCAGCTTCTATAAAAGTGGATCGACCTTGGAAGTCTACGACTTCAATGTCTACACCGTAGTCCTCTTCTTCTATAACGTCTTCTACCCAGTCTTGGGCTTTTAGCCAAGCGATAACAATCGCTTTGCCATACGCATCATTAGTGTCATAAGATTCTTGAACGAATTTTCTAGCGGCATACTTACTCATGGTTCTTGGTTTATCGCAATCTTTAGTAGGATTAAGTATCCTATCAAATCTTGCACGGTGTCCTCGGTTTCATCTGTAATGCCCCGACTTTTTATGCGCATAAGCTTATCATCAATCCTAGCACATAAACTCTCAACTGCGTTTCCCTTCGAGAAGATACCTACGGGGTTTAGGGCTGAGTCCCCGTAGGCAGCATTCTTCTCTAAGAGCAAGTTAGTAACTTCCGCAGAAACTTCAATAATTAAATCTCTAGTTTCCATAATACTAATCTAATCATTATTATCTAATAAGTCAACTTCTAATTTGTAGACTTTACTAACATTTTTTCCTTGGATAACTAACCTTCCTGATGATGGGTTAAAGAATATATAATTTTCTGTACAACCAGTATAATCCGATACATCAAACTTATAGTAGTTTCCGTTGATGGAAATCCCCCCATCTTTCTCAACAACTATGTTTAAAGCATCGCTAACATTGAAACGCAAGTAAGCCCTCACCAAATTGGCAAAGGCTTTCTTACGATCAAGAATTAGACTGTGGATAGGCGTATTGCTTTTCTCCGCTTTTGTTGTACTCATAATATCTGTTCTTTAATTTGTCGTAATATAAGGTAACTTTCCCCAACTTACCAACAATCTTGGGCTTCGCCTTTACTACGGTGACCTCTACTTGGTTGGGCTCATACGGCACGCCATTGGAGTCTTCGAGTCCAAAGGGGCATCGCCATACGTTAATGACCATCATCCCTTTCCTGGACCATTGCATCCCCCCGGCAATGTCATTCATCGTGGGCTTGTCCACATACGGCACACCGTTCTTGTACTTGGCTTGTTGGTGTTTAGTGTGTACAGTAACGATAGTGTGGTAGTCCTTGTCGCTTGAGTGCTTACGGATGCGAGTAAGGATTTGCCCAATGGCTATATCATCACGCACCCCACTTGTTACATCTGTCTTAATTTCCGTGAATGGATCGACAAAGCAACCATCTATTTTTAAGAAGTGTGTCTGTTCTATTTCCTCTACAGCAGTATAGTACCCTTCAATAGAAATGTCTTGCAGACCACTATCAATAATAAAGAAGTGCTTATTGATAAATTCAAAAGCCTTCTCTGTCTCTTCATCTGTTGCAGTCATTGTGTCATTAATGAGGAAAGGCTTACGCAAATACACCCACATTAATTCTGCGAATACCTCGGTAGGCGATCCTGTCTCAGGCGAATATACTGCCCACTTCCACCCACTATATTGTGCGAGGTTCATCATCAGCTCGAATCCGAACTGACTCTTTCCTTGGTGCGCCCCAGCATATATGTATGTGGTGCTGCCTTTTTTCATAGAGTACTTGTCAAACAAGGAATCAAATCCTGTCCAAGCCCCTTTCTTAATACCTTCGTTTCTCAGAGAATTTAAATTGCCCTTTAATTCTTCTGCGGTATATACAAACTTACTCATGCTCATTCTCCAAATTCTTTTACATATTGTGATTCTTTGTGTTGAAAACTTCTGCTAATTTCTTTTCTATAAAACTCTTCGCTTAAATAGAAGTCATAAACCTTTTTCCCTGTGAGTCCATTGTATGCCATTATCTTGGCAATCATCTCTGGGCTTCGGTTAATGTGGTCAATAGACTTTGCTCTAGTTACAAACTGAAACGGATGCGATGCAGTGCCTTTGTGCATATTAGAATATCCGTTACCTTTCTTTACTTTCCAGGAAAGCCTTACACCAACATCATAAATCATTTGGCCTTCATCTTCCGATAGTGGTGCGCTATTCGGATTGATGTCGAAGTGTTCATCTAATGGCCCTTTCTCTTCTTTCATCTTTTTTCGTTTTAAGTTAAAGAAGGGGGGCGATGCCCCCCTACTACCATAATACTTAAACTACATGAAAAAAATCAGAATGGAAGATCTGAATCGGTATCGTTAACGGCAGCTGCCTTTGGTTGCATTTCCCCTTGCAACTGGATGTACTTGCCACCATCACGTTTATCTTTAATTTCTAGGTTTACCCAACCCTTGTCATTCTTAGCGTTTGTCAACACCTCAAAGTCTTGAGGGCCGAAAGCCACCTTTACAATTTGTCCGAACTTTGTGTTCACTACTGTAGTCTTACCTACGAAAACCTTGTCTGTCATTTTTTTTAAATTTAATCAGAGGTTAATAATTCTTTTAAGTGATTGTACTTTCCTTCTAGGTCTAAGTACTTTGAATAGATAGTATCTATCTTTTCTTGTAAGGATTCTTCCGAGTGTTTTTCATAGTCACGGATATACTCCATGGCTTTTCCATATGCTCGCAAGTATCTTTTGTTAGCCATCCTGTTATCGTTGCCTTGGATGTAAACGCTCACGCCTTTAGGATCGGTGTTCGTGATTCTGGAAATCTGTCGAATACCGAAACCCCAATTGCTTAGAACCGTACAAGCCAATGCTCTTGCCATAACAGTTTCCTTGTCTTTCTTTGTGCCAAGGATGTCAATTATATTTATCCCACTTGCTGAAGCACAAGCGTGTAAACATACGTTTTCTAACTTATTAAAGTTGGTCATATCTTACATTGTAAGGGTGAAACTCTTGGTTGAGAAAAAGATTCTCATACATCTCTATGCTTTTATTAAACTCCCATTCCCCACTGGAAAGAAATTCATCTGATGCTTTAAAGATTCCTACCTCGTATGGAAACTCTTTTTCTATAACCAAAAAATAAAAATCATCTACTCCAAAGATTTTACTATAAAGGTAGGCTTGTTGATTATAAAACATCCACCTTGCGCCCTTCTTAAAATCATTAAGAGATTTTGCAGTTGTCTTTAGGTCTACAAGATAATTAGTATCTCCATTGTAAACCAAAGCATCTGCCTTTCCTTTTAATTTTATGTTGGCGAAACTTGATGTTATGTGTTCTATAATTCCTGGAACCTCCGGCTCAAATGCTCTTCCCATCAAGTCCTCTACTTCCGAAAGCTTACGAAGTTTCTCGTGCATATTGTGTACGGTATCGTAATCTTTTGTGGGGAGTATTAACTTGTCGGAATGCTCTGCCTTAAATTCCTTATAGTCGTTTCCTCTTCGTGTTCCTTGCCAGAGAATTGTTTTATCAATGCCTTCGAGAAACAAAGCGTGAAGCGCAGTACCCACATCAAAGTAAGATGCTGAAGGATAAGACCACTTACCTTGTCTCAATAAATGAAATTTGGTAGGAGACTGTCTTAATAATTTTAACATACTATTTGACAGATATTCCTTGTCAGCGTAGTACGCTTCATCACTTTTAAATTTCTCTAAATCACTCACAACAAATCCTCTAGTTTGTAAATTAATTCGCCAAGTTCGTGGCGATCAAATGTCATTGGGCAAATGTCTTCGCCCCAGATATCAAACACTAAATAGAAGTCTTGGCCATCTTCAGACTTTACAATCTCTAATTTGAAGTCCCCATTAATTAGTCTAATACCCGTAGGGATTTTGTTATCCATTAAGAATTTCCTCTCTTAATTTCTTAGTAACCTTGTAACCACCCAATGCATTCTCTACTGCTGACTTCTTGCCATCCTTAACGGCTTCAATCATACGAGCCTTTACCTCATTGGTTAATTCCTTGAGAGCAGTAGTCTGCGTATTCTTAGGCGCAGTCGCAGAATTTTGTTTTGCGATTGCCATTGAAACCTCGTTACTACTTGCAATCGAAGTATCAATACCAATACCAAGATTAGCCAATGCACGTCCCCAAGCACTCGTTTCACAATTCTCCACATAGCTTGTCTTGTTAATATAAGAAGAGGACTTGTCCTCTTGTGCAAAACCAGTGGCTTTTGTTACGCCACTTTCATCACAGATTGTTGCCTTGATAACGCAACTGTTTTCATCAAGGTGGATAATCTCACTACAGAGACACCAATCCTTGTACTTGCCTTCCAATCGGAAGAACTTAATTCTTTCGTTAACCTCAACATACTCTTTACCCTTGATGTTGGTGGTTTTAAACTTGTAGTTTGACATAGTTACTAACTTTTTAATTAAACTTACTTCGCTAATTTACTGATTAATTACAACATCATTCCAACTCTGTGGCAACAGATATCAACAAGTTGCTCACAACACCTCCTGGTAATCCGCTCTCCATTACGATTCGCTTGACTCTGTTTACGAATGTTCTAGTATTGCCCTCTATAGGGCCGAAGGCGGACTGAAATACACTCGACCATACTTGGATACTATCTACAGTCAAATCATCCTTTATATCCAACATATTCTGTACTGCCTTGCACGCATGGATCACAGTCGCATGGTTCTTGTCTGCTAACCAACCTATGGTCTGTAGCGTTAATCCATATTTCTTTCTAAGAATATAGAAAAGACATTGCCTTGAGATAACTACGTTCTTTCTTCTCGTTTTCCAATTTGGATTCACTCCTGTTATTTCCTCGTACTGCTCGTTCAATTGGTAGTACATACTCTTTGTAATTGCTAACTTGTTCATCTTCTTTTTTAATTAATTTTTTAAACTTTCTTTTAATTGTCAACCTTGCGTTTTTCACAGAGCCTTCTGTTATTTCATGTTCTAGTGCGAACTGCTTAGAGCTTTTTTCTCCAAGCATACATTCTTGAAGAACCATGTTCTGCATTTCTGATAATTCATGTTCTACCAGAATCCCCAAAAGGATTTTGAAATGTTCATCTTCTTGCTGAAAAGAATTAGCCATACTATGCTCTACAATATTGAGTTCTCCATTGGAATCAGATCCCCAATTTGAGTTAGTAATAAAATCAGAAAAAGGTCTAGACTCTATTGTTTTCTTTCTGTTGTCTCTGTCGCTGAATGCCGATAGTATTCCGTAACGTATGCAACTCATTACTATTGAAATCATTTCTGGCTCGTCCTTAAAAACGCTTCCGTTGTTTTCTACATATCGCATTAGATTAATCACAGAATAATATCTCGCATCGTTTACGACATCATCATTGCGAAAGGCATAGCCATAGTACTTGGCGCAGTAATAGATGAAGCGGTTGTTTAGTGGGAAGAACTCCCCCCATTTGCTCTCGGTTAATTCCATAGGGTATTATAATATATATTAATATAATAATAATAAATAATAATACTATAATAATTATTAAGGGTAGTCCCTAAAGACTACCCTTATACTATTATAGTAGAATTTCAGTACTGCAAGATAGTAAAACATCCGTACACAACTGAGGGGGTATCTTGCTTCTCTCGTAGTTCCCTTTCAGTCCTTGAGTACCCGACCTCGATCCTCTCGGTGCGGCTTCGTGACAAGGCATCCCATTGGCGCACATAGGGCGTGGTAGCCATCGGTCATTGTTCGTCCAAATGTCGGTGGGCTTCATCCGAGTATCTCCATACTGACAATAGGTAATCGTTTTTCTGGATTCTATAGGAAGGTCAATTACCTTTCTAAGCATACCTCTTGGATTTTCTATGTACCAAATAACATTAGGATTAAACAATAGATATTGATTAATTATTCCAATGGTAGTTTTCACAATCTCCAGGCCGTGTATTGCTTTCTCGGTCTTAGGAGTTCTGTCTTTATTCCAATGCTTTCCGATACTCGCTACACTAAAAGTTGTGCAAGGAGGCGATGCCCAAATTATGTCGGGGATGAATGGGACTTTACTGAAATCAAAGTCTAGGATATCTGTAACATAATCTATCCCCTCAAAGTTCTCTATATCGACTGAGAATACTTCCCAACCGAATTGCTCGGCAACCGAACCAATGGAACGGCTACCAGCAAATAATTCTAATACTTTCATTGACAATACTCTTTATGTAATTCTGAATAATTACGCATCATGTAAACCCAATCTTGGGTGGTAATAGTTTCGCCACAAAATTCTTGGGCTAATAATACTGCTCGTGGATCAAACATATTGTATGAACCAATTTCTTGTACTGATAAGTACGCTAAAAATTTCTCTTTCATTCTTTATTAATTATTTATCGTATTCTAAAAATTATAGAATCATCATAGAACATTGGGCAATAAACCGTTTCCTCAGTAAGTTCTTCTACCTTTTCGCATACTTCAAAAGAACTAAATACCTCTCCTCTAATTAAAGGGTAGTAAAATTTATCTAATCCATTTTGTGCAGTCAACTCAGCCGTTCTAATAATTTCTTCAACTACTTCGTTAAAGCGTTTGTCGGATGCTTCTTTGTTTACTTTAATCTTCATTACTTATTTATTTTTAAATTGATGTTAAAATATATTGTATTCAAAAGGTTACAAGTATCTCCAATGGCATACTCCATTTCGCTACCACCGCCCCTATAGGGGAGGTATTGTTTAGCCGATTCGAGTTCTCCAATAAGGTAGTTAAGTCTTTCCCTAATATCCTCGATTCCATCGCAGTTAATATCCTCAGCGATGATGTGATAATCCAATTCTAATTTTTCCATATTAGTGTGTTTGTTTTAAGTATTCTGCTGCATCTTCTTTTGATTTGAAGTAAGAGAGTTTCCCCTTTACATCCTCGTCAAAAATCTCCTCACTTACAAAGTCCCAAGTGGACTCTATAACTTCTCCGTCTTCAATAGTGAAGTAAGTGTCACCTTCCTTGAAAGGGTACACTTTTTCTAATCTTGTTGTCTCCCATAGATCAAACCAATAGGCATCATCTATTCTTTCTAAATAAATTTCTTCCATCTAAAATTAAAGTTAGTAATCCAATAGTAAAAAGCCATGCTAATATCGTGGCTATAAGTTCTAGGATAATTGGTATAAACATTAGTATTTAAGCAGTTTAAGTCTTCGTTCATATTTGCGAATTAGTTTCGCTGTATT